TGGAGCTGAGGAGGATATCAAGCTAATGGGACTTCGCGGGCCAACGCCAAAACCAACATCTATTAGATTTCCTAATGGTGCACAGCCGAACAGTCTTGAGCCAAAGCCAGACCGCGTTGCGCCGCCAATGCCGTCATACCTTGACGAAAACGCAAAAAAGGAATGGAAGCGGCTTTCTAAGATGCTTTTGCGGATTGGCGTCCTTACCGAAGCGGATGGCATGAGCCTTGCCTGTCTTTGCCAAGCGTGGAGCACGATGGTCAAAGCCCAAAAAAAATTGAGCGAGACGGGAATGCTGCTCAAAACACCATCCGGTTACGTTCAGCAATCGCCGCTGATCGGAATCGTCAACAACTGCTCGGAGACGGTGTCTCGCCTGTCGCGAGAGTTTGGGCTGACGCCTTCCTCAAGAAGTCGAATTATTGCCTACCAGCAGCCGCCGCAACAAACCAATGCCGCAACCGCCAAAAACATCATCGAGATCGCAAGACGAAAAGCCGAACAGCCAAATATGGTTTGATGCTGATCAGGCAAATTTGGCAGAGGCCTTAATTGCAACACTCACGCTGACCAAGTCGACCAAAAGCGGCGGGCCCGAGCCCTTCGTGCTCCTCCCGCACAGCCGAAAACTGATCGCCAACCTCCTCGGCTGGAAACGCGCTGACGGCCGCCGAGTGTACCGGAAGGCCTATTGCAGCATGGGCCGGAAGCAAGCGAAAACGCAGACCGTCGCCGCGCTCGTCATCGCGGAATTCTTCCTGTCACCGGAGCCAAACCAGGAAATCTACATGGCCGCGAAAGATCGCGACCAGGCCAGCATCTGCTTCGACGCGGTCGCCTCCATGATCCGCGGATCGGCCGAGCTATCCGAGTTGGTCCAGATCACCGAAAGCCGGAAGCTGATCCGGCACAAAGAAACCGGCTCGATTATCCGCGCCTTGTCCTCAGACGGCGCCGGGAAGCATGGCTATAATCCGTCGCTGGTCGTGTTCGACGAGCTCCACGCATGGGGCCGCGCTGAGGAGGAGCTCTACGACGCGCTCACCACCGGCTCGAAGTCCCGCCGCAACCCGCTGTGGGTCACGATCACCACCGCCGGATCGTCGCAGGAGTCCATCTGCTACCGGGAATACAGCTACGCCAAGCGCGTCCTGGACGGCGACGTGAAAGACGACTCCTACTTCCCGCTGATTTACGAAGTGCCCGCCGACGCCGACTGGACCGACCAAACGCTCTGGCCGCTGGCGCTGCCATCGCTGGGGCATCTGCACGAAATCGGCGACTACGAGGAGGAGTTTCGGCAGGCACTGGCCCGCCCCGAGCGCCAGAACACGTTCCGCCGCCTGTACCTGAACCAGTGGACGAGTTCGAATTCCCAATGGATTCCGATCCGCGACTGGGACGCCTGCCGCGACGAGTTCCCCGACCTCAGCGGCGTGCCGTGTTTCGGCGGGCTTGATTTGGCCAGCGTGCGCGATTTGACGGCGTTCGCGCTGTGCTGGCCGTATCAGGGGAAGGTCTACTACCGCGCTTGGGGATACATCCCCGAGCAGGCGGCGCGCGACAAAAGCCTGTCTGACGGCGTCCGGTACGATCTCTGGGCCGACGACGGGCACGTGCGGCTGACGCCGGGGAACGTGGTCGATTGGCGGCACGTTGTCGCGCACATCACGGACTTGGCGCGGGTCTACAACATCCGCGCCATTGCCTATGACCGCTGGGGCGCACGCGACACGGCGCAGCAACTCATGGACGGCGGAATCAAGGTGGTCGAGTTCGGCCAAGGCTACGGCAGCATGTCCCCGGCCTCCAAGCGATTCGAGGCGCTGGTGCACGAGCGCAACCTCGTCCACGACGGGAATCCGCTGTTCCGCTGGTGCCTCGACTGCACCGAGGTATCGACCGACCCGGCGGGCAATATCAAGCCGATCCACTCCGACCGACGGCGGGAGTCCAGCCGCAACGACCTTGTGATTGCCGCCGTGATGGCCACTGGCATCTGTGTGCAGGACGTGCGGGCCGAGCGGAGCGTGTACGAGGACATGGTACCGCTGACGATTAGCTGGTGAGCGCGGAAAAACACCCGTATCACCGTTGACAAAATTCGTGCTACGCTGATAGCACGACTCGAAAGTTTCGTGATACCGCATGAATGCTTTTGGCCGATGGATGGTAAAACTCGGAGCTACCCCGCCGCCGGATTCTGACTTCTGGTACAAGCCGGTGAACGGGAGCAAGTGGTTCGTGAGCACGGACTCCGCCATGCGCATCACCGCCGTCTGGGCCTGCGTCCGCGTGATCGCCGAGAGCATCGGCAGTCTGCCCTGCGGCGTGTTCCGGCGCACGGCTGACGGGCGGCAACTCGACCGGAACCACGCGCTTTACTACCTGCTCCACGACGCCCCGAATGACGACATGAGCGCATTTGAGTTCTGGGAGTTGGCCGCGAAGTGCCTGTGTCTCCACGGCAACTTCTACGCCCGCATCGTGACGAACATGCGCGGCGACGTGGTGCGGCTGGTGCCGCTGTCGCCTACCGGGATGCGCGTGGCGCGGGACCCGGAGACGGGCGTGCTTGTGTACACATATGCCAACCAGATGTACACCGCCTCGGACATTCTGCACATTCCCGGCCTCGGCTACGACGGCGAGGACAATCTGACCGGCCATTCGCCCGTGAGCTACATGGCGCAGGCCCTTGGCATGACGCAAGACGCCGAAGGCTACGGGGCGAACTTTTTCAAGAACAACGCCACGCCGCCCTCGTATCTGACGGTCCCGCAGGCATTGAGCAACGAGGCCCGCAACAACCTGCAGACGTGGCTCATGAGCAACTTCGGCGGCGTGCGCAACGCCGGAAAGATCGGCGTGTTGGAGCAGGGCGCGGAGATCAAGAGCGTGCAGATCAACCACCGCGACATGCAATTTTTGGAGTTGCGGCAGTATCAGAAGGCCGATATCTGCTCGATCTTCCGCGTGCCGCCGCACATGATCCAGGATCTTACGCGCAGCACCAACAACAACATTGAGCACCAGGGCATTGACTTCGCAACCCACACGATACGGCCATGGCTGACCCGAATCGAGAAGCGCATCAACATGCAGCTATTCGGGCCGCGCGAGGCGGAAACCTACTACGCCGAATTCAACATGGACGCGCTCTTGCGCGGAGATGCGGCCAGCCGCGCCACGTTCTACAGCGCCATGCGGAACATCGGCGTCCTGAACGCGAACGAGATCCGCGCCAAGGAAAACCTGAACCCATACGCGGGCGGCGAGGAGTATCTGGTGCAGGGCGCAATGATTCCCGTGCGGCAGGCCGGGCAGGGGGTGACGCAGTGATCGAAGACCTAAAGATTCAACTGGCCGGCCAGCTACTCGCGCCGATGCCGACGCCGGAAGGCGACGACGAAGACGAGAGGCCCGAAGCCGAAGGCCCGCGCCGCCGCGAGGTGCTATTTTATAGCGGGTCCACGGTCGAGCGATTCGACTTCTGGACGGGCGAAAGCTGGAATTTGCGCTTCGACATGGACAGCGCCGACCTTTCCGCGCTGTCTGCCGGTGCGCCCGTTCTCGACGGCCACATGACCCACGTGACCGAGTACGTGATCGGCGTGGTCGAATCCGCGCGTCGCGCAGATGATGGCTACCGGGCCGTTCTGCGCTTCTCGAATCGCGAGGACGTGAACGGCACCTGGCAGGACATTCAGGACGGCATCCTTCGCAACGTGAGCATGGGCGTCCAGATCGGCGAGTTGGTGGTGGAGTCGAAGCCCGGTGCGGAGGTCAAGCAATACTTGGCCCGCAAGTGGAAGCCCTACGAAATCAGCGTCGTACCCATTGGGGCTGACCCCAAGGCCAAGATTTTATCGACAAGTTTGACGGCCGCGCCGAGCGCGGACCAGCAAAGAGCCCAGTACGAACTGGCGCTGCGGATGCGGCGCTGGCGAGTCCTGGGGAAATAGGGGGGAACGATGACGAAACGAGAGCTACTCTCTCAGGTCTCCGCGCTCGAAACCG